AATTTGTATAGCACGTTTGCGGCTTTAGCGGCATTAACGGCAACCTGTTTAAATGCGTTTACCATGCCAGGGCCAAAACTGCCCATTTCGTATAGGGCCTGTTGCATACCCTTTACTAAACCTTTTTCGCCGATTACTTCCGCTACACGTTCAAACGCTGGCGTAACTTCGTCGTTAAAGAATTTGACGGCTTTTAAAAATATCGGTAAAAATGCTTGCCCTAAATTGGTTTGGATATTTTCTAGGGTTGCGCCAAGTATTTTTTGTTGTGCTGCTAGACCAGTTGACGTGCGGCTAAAGTCGCCTTGTGCGTCGGCTGTTTGGTCAAAAATAACCTTTTGTGCAGCTAAAACTTTTTGTTGTGCTGTTAACGCTTTATTGCCTGAATATATGCCTAGTTCGGTTGCTGCAGCTTTTAGGGTTGCGTCGTCGAGTAGTACGCCGTATTTGCGTAACGGTTCGGCTTCGCCTCGTAAAGCGGACCCCAGGGCGTTTATGGCTTCGTCTACTGACGTATTATTAAACGACGCCAAATCGGCAGCCATTGTTACAAGGTCAGTAGAAAAATCCGATAAATCTTTTCCAGCAAGTCCAGCGGACTTACCAAAAGTAGCAAACGTGCCAGCCGCTTTAAGCGCTGCCGTTTCCGATAAACCTAAAGAACGGTTTGCTGTATCTGCAAACTTTTCTACTTCTTTAGAAATAGCGCCAAAGACAACAGTATTTTTACTAATTGCTTCGTTAAAATCTGATGCTTTTTGAATTGACTTATAAGCAAACGCGGCAACAGCTACCGTAGCGCCAGCGATAGCGGTGCCTGCAATTAGTGTTGATTTGCTTAAACTGCCAAACGCTTTTTGTGCTGCGTTTACGCCTTTATCTGAAAAGGTCGTAATAATCGGTACGTTAATTGCCACGGCGTACCTTCAATTTTGTGTTGGTGTGCTTCATAACTTTATCAACTATTGCGGTTACTTCATTTTCAACGGCTGGCCGTGCGGCAATTACTCCAGGTTCGGCGGCGCGCGGGTCGTAACTGCCTTGCATTTGTAGATTGGTTACAAAACGGCCTTTAGTGCGGCGCCCTGCATGGTCCCATATTGAGCCTGCAGCGTCGCGCTGGGTGAGTGTTAACAGCTGGTAGGGCCGTGCAGCAAAATCTACGGTTTCGCCTGACTTAAACGTAACTGTTCTAGCGCGTTGCCCTGACTTATTGGTTTTAATAATAAAACCTTTACGGGCGCCTTCGCTACTCCATTTAGTACCAGCACGGCCTCGAATAAGATTGCCACGCGCCATACCTGACAACGGCGGGGCTAAAGGTATCAAACTGCGAGCTGCCGTTAATACAGGCGCCCCAGCGTTCTTAATGTCCTTGCGTACCTGTTTAAGATACCCAGGTTCAATTTCTTTAAGGGCCTTCATGGTTTCTTGAATACCTTTAATTTCTAAAGTATTTTCCAAGGTTGCCATAAGGGTTACTTTCGTTGTTTGTTGTTGTCTGATAATACAGCAACAACGGTAGCCAAGTCGTCTATGTCAAAAGGTACCGACGGGGGCCACCACGATATCGCTACCAACAGTTCGGCAAGTTGGCGCCCGTGGGTGCCCCTTAAGTGGGGTTTGGGGCCTCGGTATCGACTACTTCAATGTTGACCAAGTTTTTAATAAAAGTTTCAAATTCTGACGGTACAACAATTTTATTTAACTTAGACGCCTCGTATGCCATAAAGGCTAAATCCTCAACGCCTATACCTGCGGCCATGTCCGATGCTTTACGTTTGTATTTGCGTTCCCACATAACAATTACAAATAAGTTTGTTGCAACTTCGTAAGCGGTGTCGGTGGTTTCTACTTTTAATGTAAGTTTCATTATGTGCCTTTTGTGTCGGGCCTTTTCAGGCGGTTAATTAAACTTCAACGACGCTGTAAACCCCGCCTGTAAACGTCACGCTTATAGCGCCTAGGGTGCCCAGCGCCATTTCGTATGGTAGCGCTTCCAAGTAAGCCCCTGTAAGGGTCATAGTTGGATTAGTCGCGGTGCCTGGGCTAGTTGCGCTTGGCGACCACGAAACAGTAGTAGACGTGCCAACAAGAGCTTTAAGTGTTGCGTAAGTTTCTGTAGCTGCAAACGATAGGTACAGGTCAAGGGTCAACGTCGAGTTTTCAAGGCCCGCCGTGTAGACACGTGAACCGCTACCAAACGCGGTGCTTTCCAACGCCTCAATAGTGCGCGTAAAAGTAAGGCCGTTGCATTGGTCCTGCAGCGAAACGCTGTTAACCGTAACGTTTGGTGATGATAGATAAGTGCTTGTAGCCATGGGCTTTACTCCTCGTTTGTGTCTGTCTTAGTTTTAGCACCTTTAGGCGCCTTAACGGTGGATTGTTCTAGAAAGCCGCCTGCTACCAGCGCGTCGACGTTAACGCCGTCTACTGGTTCGTATGTATCGCCTGGGCTACCTAAGCGGGGGCTAATAATTGTGTATTTCATGTTGTACCTATTCTAGGCGGTTGCCTGGGTTTGTAGGGATATGGTCAAGTCGTAGGCGGGTAGTTCGCTTCCGCCGATTACTGCGATAGTTGGGCGCCCGTCGGTTACGCCAATTTTTTTGGTTATTACCTTGCTTGCCAAGTTAAGTAGTGACCGTTGCGCGTCAAGGTTGCCAGGCCCCAGCGTAATTATGCGTATTGGAAATGTAATATCTACAACGTTGTTAGCAAACACGGTAAAACTTGGCGCGTCAATGAACGCACAAGGCGGTACAAGGTTACGGGGGTCTGTTACTACCTGTAGGCCTGTAATGGTCGTTAGCGACGCTGCTAAGTCGTCTAGCGCTTCGTTTAACAGGTCTGTAAAAGCAACTGGCATTAGGCAACCTGCGGGCGTGGGATACCTAGCAATTGTTTAATCATTGGCGACAAGCCAACGCTGTTGCCTGCTGGTAGGCCGTCAAAACTAGCAAAATCTGTTACCGCGCCACGTTGTCGATACAGAAAACCGCCATAGGCGATAGTTCCCAAGGTAACGCTGTCGCTAGGGCTTGTACCTTTTTGGTCTATGTACCCGCTTTCTAAACGTCGTTGAAAACAAAAAGCGTTTGCAGCTGCAGCGCATTGAGTAAGAAAAGTTGTATCAAGCGCCGACGCGGTGCCTATTCCGAGCCAGTCCTCGACTTGTTGGGCTGTAATCCACGTTGTCGGAATAGTACCCAGGGTTACGGTGCCTGTTGCTGTAGTGCGCGTAACGTCGCTTGCTGTTTTTGCGTACAGAATTTGAAACGGTACGGCTACCTCGTAATTAAAAAGTAAATCGCCGTATTCATCTACGCCAATAAACAAATATTCGGGTACATCTAAAACGGTATACGTGCCGTTAAAAGTTGCGTCAACGCCTGCCACAACAATAGACGCGCCTACATACACTTCGTTAGGTGTAAGCGTTTCTAAAACTGCGTAGTTGTCTAATAGCGTTTTGTGCGCTACTTGGTATACCTGCGTCATGGCGGTAAAGCCGCCTTTCGGTTAGACGAACTTAACGAATTTTGTAGCGTCTGCCATAAAGGTAGCTGCATAGCCACGGTACGCAATAGTGCGGCCCAAGGTGCTAGGTACGTCTACGGAAATTGCGCCCTTTTGCTGTTCGTAAAATTCGAACCCTGCAGCTGGTCCAGCGGCGTGACCCATGAACGAACCTGGGGTATCTTTATCGACTACAAGCACAAGGCCAAGCGGGTTGCCGTTCCAATTAGAAGCCGACAATTGGCCAGGCGCGTTCATAGCGCCAATTTGTGGAAATACTGGGCGGCCTGTGCTGTCAACCAATGAACCCAACGCGGCCCACGTACCAGGTGTTACGACCATGTGCGTAGGTAGGTAGTTGCTGTTCAATGAAATTTGGCGGGCGCCTTCGTAAATTGCTGCAATCCAATCGGCAGGGTCCGACGTGTCGGCGACTGATGTTGTTTGAACAATTGCGCCTTGGCACTCTGTAACCGCGTACGTGTTCGTGGCCTGTCCGTAGGCGATTGCTAACTGGTTCAAAACAATGTTAATTGAAGCGGGGTCACTCCAATCCAATGCCTGTTCGGACATTGTGACAAACGTACCAAAAGTTTTTTTGTCAACATTTGAGTTGGACACGGTCACAGTAGACGGGTTTAGTTGGTCTAGTTCGGGTGTCTGTTCGTCAACTACTGGGCGTACAGTAATTTTTGGTCGGCGAAATGTTGCGCCTGCACCTGGCATAGCGCGAGTACCGATTGCCGACACGAAAGGCCTAATAGGGTTAAGTCCGTCGTAGACACTGCCCGTGATGATTTCGGGCAAAATTCCTGGCAAACTTGGGTCGGCTGTAATGTCAGGCGCTGCCGCTTGAATTTTTGCGTTCATTTCTGCAAGCACGCTGCCGCCTTGTAGTGACGCTGCAATATATTCGCCAGCGCTAGGCAATTTAAAACTACGTGGCTGTGCGTAAACGATTGGCGCTACGCTTGCGGCCTCGATAACTTGTGGTGTTTCTGTTGGCTGTTCCATGGTGTCTAACTCCTCGTTAGGTGTTTCGGTTTCTATATTAACTACTTCTTGTTCATCTTGTGGGATACCCTGCGACGCGGCTACGCGGTCTACTGAC